GCCGGCGACGATCCGCGCAGTGAACCCGGCGTTCGGCAAGTTTCTGGACGAGGCCGACGTGCTGAACGAGGCCGAGCGGGCGCGGCGGATGCCGTCGTTCGAGAGCGCGTTCCGCAATCTGCGGCTGAACCAGCGTATTGCACCGCACGCGCGCGACCAGTTGCTGACGCCGGATGTTTGGGCGATGGGTGACGGCCCGATCGACGAGGCGATGTTCGGCGATGGGCGTCCGGTGTTCGGCGGGCTCGATCTGTCCTCGACGGTGGACCTGACCGCGCTGGTATTGGCGGCCGAGGACAACGACGGCAACGTGCATCTGCTGCCGCGGGCATGGACGCCGGCCGACACATTGGCCGAGCGGATGCTGTACGACCGGGCGCCATATGACGCCTGGGTGCGCGGCGGGCAACTGACCGCGGTGCCGGGCAAGGCGATCGACTACGACTGGGTTGCGATGGCGCTGGCCGATGCCGGCGCGGAGATGAACTTGCGCCAGGTCAATTATGACCGCTGGGCGATCAAGCAATTCAAGCAGGCGCTGGAGCGGCTTGGGATCACGGCGCCGATCGAGCCGATGGGGCAGGGCTTCCAGGATATGTCGCCGGCGGTGAAATCGTTTCAACTGCTGGCGGTAAACGGGCGCATCCGGCACGGCAACCATCCGCTGCTGCGCTGGTGCTTTTCCAATGCGGTGGTGGTGCGCGACCCGGCCGACAACTGCAAGCTCGACAAGTCGAAGGCCTATGGCCGGATCGACGTTGCGGTTGCGGCGATCATGGCGGTGGGCGCGCTGAAGGCGACGACGGCGACACCGGACTACGACATTTCTGCGCTTATCGGTTAACCCCCCCGGAAAATCCATCATGTTTTATCAGCAGCGATCGGCGCCGCCACCCGGCGGCGAGCCGGATGAATTTGTCATGTCGGATGCCAGCGTCGATCGCATGGGCGACGTGATCGAGCAGTCCGGCTGGCAACTCGACAAGATGAAAAGCGACCCGCCGGTGCTGTTCAACCACGATCGCGGCCAGATCGTCGGGCGCTGGACCGACGTCCGCGTCAAGGACGGCAAGCTTATCGGTCGCATCGTCTGGGCAAAATCCGACAAGTGGCCGATGGCGCAGTACATCCGCGACCTGGTGCGCGAGGGCATCTTGCGCACGGTGTCGGTCGGGTTTCAGCCGGTGGCGCGGCAGCCGCTGACCAAGGACGCCGACGCCAAGCACGGCCCGTTCCGCTTTACCAAGCAACAGTTGCTCGAATGCTCGCTGGTCTCAGTGCCGGCGAACCCGAATGCCTTGGCGCTCGCCAAGGACTATCCGCGCGATGTCCTCGCCGCGGTCTTCCGCAAGCCAGCAAGTGAAGACCGTCCCGAGCTGCGTGCGCTTCCCGCCAAGCCAGGCGCAATCCCATCCATGCAAACGAGAACCAAGATGCAAACCCAGACCATCAGCCAGAAGATCCAGAGCGCGCAACAGAACATCAGTATGCTGCGCGACAGCCTGAACGAGCTCGCCACCAAGCCAGAACTCGATGCCGAGGAAACCAAGCGTTACCAGGAAGACCTGCCGCAACAGATCGAGCAGGCGCGGAAGGAACTGGATGCGCACCGCCGCGTCGAGCGTTCGCTGATTGACGACAGCGTGGCCACGCCGATCCAGGCCGAGCGGATGGAAATCACGCCGCCGCAGACCAGCAACACGCCGCAGCGGCCATCCGACGACGGGCGCAAGCTGTTTGCCGTGCCGAAAAAGAAGATTGAGCCGGGCGATTATGTCGGCCGCGCGCTCGCTGCTTGGACCAAGCAGCACGTTACCAAAGATCCGTTCGACAAGATCCTGCGCGAGGGTTACGGCAACGACGAGGCCACCAACATCGTGCTGCGCGCCGCCGTCAATCCGGCGATGACCACGGTGGCGACCTGGGCGGCCGAACTGGTGCAGACCAGCAACGTCGATTACCTCGACCGGCTCATTCCCAATTTCATCTTTCCGCAGCTCAAGGCGATGGGAACGAGCTACACGTTCGGCAATTCCGGCGTGCTGAAAATTCCGGTGCGTGCCAACACACCAACGCTGGCCGGCGCGTGGGTCGGTGAAGGCTCGGCCAAGCCGGTTAAGCGTGCATCGTTCACGACGGTCACACTGTCGCCGACCAAATTGGCGGTGATCAGCACGTTTTCCGAAGAGATGGCGACCTATGGGATGCCGTCGATTGAGGGCATCATCCGCCAGGCGATGTCGGACGACACCGGCATTGCGCTCGACACTTACCTGATCGACAACGTCGCGGCCTCGGCCGGCGTGCGGCCTGCCGGTCTGCTCAACGGCGTGACGCCGATCACTGCCTCGGCGGCGACACCGACCACCGCGGCAATGGTGGCGGACCTCAAGGCTCTGGTCGCGGCCATCACCACCGCGGGTGGTGGCGGGCGCGGGCCGATCGCCGTGCTGGTCAACCCGGCGCAAGCCAACGCGCTGAGCTTTGCCCAGACCACGACCGGGGATTTCATCTTCTCCGACCGGGACCAGGCGGCCAGCAAGTTCGGCGTCCGCTGGATTGTCTCGGCTACTGTTCCGGCCGGGCGCGTGATCGCCGTCGATGCGGCCGACTTCGCCACCGCCTCCGATGGCGTGCCGCGGTTTGCGGTCTCGACCGAGGCCACGCTGCATGAGGAAGACACGACACCGCTCGCGCTCACGACCGGCGCACAGGGTTCGGGGGTGGTCGCGTCGCCGATGCGTTCGCTGTTCCAGACCGACGCGGTGGCGATCCGCATGAGCCTCTATGTTTCGTGGGTCATGCGGCGGGCCGGCATGGTTCAGACCATCGCCGCGGTCACCTGGTAACGGAGGGTTGAACTAATGGACGACCACGACAAGAAGCCAAAAGCAGAGCAACGCGCTCTGGAGCCGAACGCGGAAGGCAACGTCAGGGTGGAAGTCCTGATGGGGCCATACCGCGGCCAGCATCTCACCATGACCGCGGCCGATGGTCAGGCCGCGATCAACGACCACTGGGCGCGCAACCCAGGCGAGGCACTCTACGAGCACGAACCCTTGAGCGATGAGGATCGCACCCATGCCTGGGATGCGTCGCAAACCTGGGCTAAGGCGCAATGGGACGCGGCGGCGGGGATCGAACAACCACCGCCACCGCCGGAGGGCGGCGACGTGCGCCGGCGCAGCATGACACCGGACAAGTCGCCCGGTTCCGGCTACCAGACCCGACACGTCGAGCCCAAGTCCTGATGGCCGGCATGATGCAATCCCTGGCGCGGCTGATTACGCCGCGCCAGAAGGCCAACCCGGCCGGCGAGGGCAACTACCATCCCGGCCCCTACACGGTCGGCGGTGGCGTGCTGCCTTCGGCGTGGGGGCAATATTTAAATTTCTGGCAGATGGACCTCGATCCGCTGCCGGGCGGGCAAGGCTGCTCGACGGTCGAGGCGTGTGTCTGGGCGTATATCCGCACCATCGCGCAATTGCCTGGCTACCATAAGCGCGAGCTTGCCAACGGCGGCACTGAGATCGTGACGACCTCGGCGTTGTCGCGCCTGTTGCGCTCACCGAATGGCTATGAAACGCCGTCCGACTTTCTGGTGCATCTGGTGCGCTCGCTGCTCTACACCGGCAACTCGTATTGGATCGCGCAGCGCAACGATCGGCAGGAAGTCGAGGCTTTGCACTGGACCGACCCGCGTTCGTGCCGGGTGCGCCAGGTTCGGGTTGAGGGCCAGATCTTTGCCGAGATATTCTACGAGATCGGCGACAACCCGCTGATCAATCAGAAAGGCCTGTCGGGCTCTTCGCTGGTGGTGCCGGCGCGCGACGTGCTGCACGTCAAGCTCGACACTCGGCGCAACCCGCTGATCGGCGAAACCTGGCTGTCGGCGCTCGGTCCCGAGGTTGCGGCGCACTCGTCGATCTATAATGCGGCCTCGACGTTCTCCAACAATATGAGCCGGCCGTCCGGTGTGCTGACCACCGACCTGCAGATCAAGCAACCGGATGTCGAGATCCTGCGGGCGCGCTGGAACGAGCAGGCGAAGGGGCTCAATGCCGGCGGCGTGCCGATCCTGACGCACGGCCTGAAATTCCAGCCGATCTCTATTTCGAACCATGACGCGCAGATCGTTGAACAGCAGAAGATGACCGACCAGAAGATCGCCTCAGTGTTCGGCGTGCCGGCGATCCTGCTCGGCATTACCGACACATCGACGCAGAAAACCGCCGAGGCGTTGATGGCCGAATGGCTGGTGTCGGGGCTGGGCTTCGTCATCAACCACATCGAGCAGGCGTTCGACAAATTCATCGGGCTGGCGACCGTGCCGAGCGGCAAGGAATGGACCGAATACGACACCGCCATCCTGCGGCGCAGCGACACCAAGGGTCGGATCGAGGCCCTGGTGCGCGGTGTGCAGGGCGGCATTTATTCGCCGAACGAGGCGCGCGAGCTCGAGGGTTATGCGCCGGTCGAGGCTGGCGACGAGCCGCGCGTCCAACAGCAAGTGGTGCCGTTGTCATTTGCAATGGAGCCGCCTGCGCCGCCGGCAGCGTTGGTGCCTCCTCCGCTGCCGGCGGATGCCGCCGACGAGGAAGACCCGGCGGACGAGGAAGACGAAAAGCCAGAGGTTGCGGGCAAGGATCTGGCGGACGTGTTCAGCAAGGCCTTACTGGATGTGCATCATGCAGCACAGTGACGTTGTCGAGCTTGCCAAGGGCCTGGTTCCCTACGTGCGCGAAGTGGTGGCGGACACGGCCATCGATGTGGTGGCGGAAAATCTATTGGTGCCGCCCGAACTCGCCGTGCGACTCAAGGCGGCAGCCGATCTGTTAGCCGAGCCGATGCCCGTGCCGGCTGTTTATGTGCCCCCGGAAATACCGCGCCGCGTCACCGGCGCCGTCATCACCCGCAGCGGCGAGCTGAGCATTTCCTATTCGGATGGCTTGAGCGAGCGGCTCGGCCCGGTCATCGGGCCGGCGGGAGAGAAGGGCGCGCCAGGCGAGCGCGGCACAGATGGCACCGGCGTTAAAGGCGACGACGGGCCGCCGGGCCGCGACGGTGTCGGCATCGTTGCGGCAGCGATCAACCGCGACGGCGAATTGTTGTTGACCCTGTCGGACGGCAGCGTGCTGACGCCGGGCCGCGTCACGGCAGCCAAGAAAACATGAACGAGCAACTGCGGTTCTTGCGCAAGGCGGTCGAGGGCAAGGGCCGCGCCGATCAGGTTGCGGTGTTTAGCGACAGCGGCACGATCGGCGGCAGCGAGGATCTTATCCTCGACAGCAAGGGCAAGCTGCTCAATCTCCGCAAAGCCGTGGTCACCGAGGCACCGCAGGACGGAAAAGTTTACGGGCGGGCCAACGCCGGCTGGCGGGAGGTCAAAGGCGGCGCCACCGTCATCGGCGGCGGTACAGGCGACGGCGATGGCGACGGCGAGGGCGGCGACGGGACCCAAGGGCCGCCGGGGCCGCAGGGTCCGCAAGGCATCCAAGGGCCGCAAGGCGTCCAAGGTATCCAAGGGCCGCAAGGCGTGCCGGGGCCGGAAGGAATTCAAGGGCCGACCGGCAACACCGGCGCGACCGGGGCAGTGGGACCGCAGGGCGAGGCCGGCGCCGATGGCTCGGCCTATGGCGCGGCGCTGAACTACATGTTCAACACAGCGACGGTGCCGCCGCCGGCCGCGGGCGGGGTACGGCTGAACCATGCGACGCAAAATCTCGCCACCGCGATCTATCTCAATTACATCACCAACGACACCCTCGCGATCAATCTGAAAAATTACTTCCTGGCGCGCGTCAAGGTCGGCGACACGTTCTACATCCAGGACAAGGACGCGCCGACCAAGTGGCAACTGTACGAGCTCACCGGCGCGTTCGTTGATAACTCGACATACGTCACGCTGCCGGTGACCTGGCGCAGCGGCGGCAGCGCAATCACGGGCACGCCGCGCGTGATCATGTCGCGCGAGACCGCAGCGTCGGCCATGAGCGAGGCGCCGAACGACGGCGTGGCGTATGCCCGCAAGAGCCAGGCGTGGGCGCCGGCCTTCGTGCAGCTGACGCAGGCGGCCTATGACGCGCTCGGCACCAAAGACCCCAACACGCTCTATGTGATCATCGCATAAATGCCGCTCAACACAGCCAATAAGATTTTCGTCGGAAGCACGCAGGTGACCAAGATTTACCTTGGCACGATATTGGTGTGGCCGTGCTCGCTCGACTACTCGCAATCCCACAACGGCGGTTATCTTCTGCTCCTGATGGTGTGACGAATGTCAGACAAACCGCAAACCTATGCAGATGCGATCGGCATCTGTCTGGCCCTCTGCCAGAGAACGCTTGTCGAAGTGCGCGCATTGCAGCGCATTCCGGGGCCGGCGGGTGAAATGGGACCGCCGGGGCCGCAGGGCGAACCGGGGACACCTGGTGAACGTGGCGAGAAGGGTGAGGCAGGACAGACCGGACAGGCCGGCACCGATGCGCGGCAATGGCGGCACCGGCGCAGCTATGATCCGCGACAAGCCTATGCCGACGGCGATGTGGTCGCACACGATGGCGGCTCGTGGCTGGCGTTGCAGGACGAGCCGGGTGCATTGCCGGGCGAGGGCTGGGCGCAGCTGACGGTGCGCGGGCAGCGCGGCAAGCCCGGCGATCGGGGCGAGCGCGGGCCACAGGGTTCGGAAGGCCGCGGCATCGCCGACCTGTCGATCAGCGAAAGCGGCGAGATGCTGATAGTAGAATTGTCCGATGGCACGCACCGCT